CAGTAGAAGAAACATATGGTGATCACAGTTATAATGGTCATGCTAAAAAAGATGAGTCATTTAGAAATGATATGACCAACTTTGGTATTTTGATGGAAATTAGAGGTATTGATAAACCATTTAAATGGGCTAGAGAATTAGTAGGTAAAGTTCAAGAAAATAGTACAGGTTTATTCTACAGTCCTAGTAGAGAACCCTCAATCACATCAGAAGGAGTAGATGTATCAGCTACTAAAATAGAAAATTTAGATGTAGTTAAAGATGCATTTCAAGGATATTTTAAATATATTGATGATTTTATCAATGATATGAAATTAGTATTTCCTACGTTGAAAGACGATTGGGGAATCTATGTACCTGAGGTAAAATACCTAGCTCCTGAACCATTAGTTAATTATTCAGATCTATCCTTAACTAAATTCCCTGATGTGCACTTTGTTGGTGATGCGTTGTCAGCAAGAGGGATTTCGGTATCAGGGGCCCATGGTACACTTGTTGCTGAAAAAATCTTGGAAAACTAAAATAAATTACGTATATTATGAATATGGAAAATAAATATGATGAATGGCCTAAAAGCCAAAGACTAAAAAAAGCTGATGGTACAATAGCTTATATTTGGGATAATAAATTACATAACTGGGATGGTCCTGCTTTAATTCCAGAAGGTAATGAGAAAAAAGCAGAATATTATCTTTATGGTATCCAATATACTAAAGATGCTCATAAAGAAGCAATTAGAAATCAAACGGGGCTTCCTTGGTATAAACAACCAGCACCTAAAGGACAAAACCATAGAAATTAATGAAGAAAAAAGCAGTTATAGTAAGTGGTTATTTTAATCCTTTACATAAAGGACATATAGAATACTTTCATAATGCTAAATCATTAGGAGGAGAACTTTGGGTTTTAGTTAATAATGATAAACAAAGGGAATTAAAAGGTTCTAAAGAATTTCAAAATGAAGATGAAAGATGTTTAATAGTTACTGAATTAACAGTAGTAGATAGATGTATATTGTCTTTAGATAAAGATAGGACGGTTGTGGAATCATTAAAATCAATACACTATCAATTTAATGATGAATATGATTTATTCTTTGCTAATGGAGGAGATCAAAATAATGAAAGTATTCCAGAAAGCGTGATTTGTAATGAATTAGGCATTACATTGATAGATGGATTAGGTGATAAAATACAATCAAGTAGTTGGTTATTAAATAAATAATATGAAAATAGGTTTATGTGGTACAATGAGTGTAGGTAAAACTACATTAGTAAAAGCGTTACAAGAATTATCTGAATTTAAAAATTATAAATTTGCTACTGAACGTAGTAAATATTTAAATGATTTAGGTATTCCATTAAATACAGATTCAACATTAAAAGGACAAACAGTATTTCTAGCAGAAAGATGTGCTGAGTTAATGAATGAAGATATCATTACAGATAGAACAATATTTGATGTTATGGCGTTTACTATGAATGCAAAATCAATCGGGCATTATGATAAAGAAATTTTTGAAAGTTATGCAAAGGAATTTATTAGAGAGTATGATTATATTTTTTATATTTCTCCTGACGGCATTCCTATTGAAGACAATGGGGTAAGAGAAACAGATGAGCATTATAGAGATATAATTGATTTTTCTATTGTAAGTTTAATTAGAAAATATGGTCATATGGTTGACAATATTGAAACAATAAAAGGTAGTACAGAGGAACGAATCGAACAGATGTTGAATGTTATAGAATTTTAATATATTTATAATAAAAAATATTATATAATGAAAAAGTCTGAATTAAAATCATTTATAAGAGAAAATATTATCGAAACCCTCAGTGAAGAAGTGCCATCTAAAGATGAACTTGATGATATTGAAGCTACGATAGATCGTATTGCCGATAAATCTAAAGAACTTGGAATTGAAGAAGTTGATAGTGATGAAGATGATAAGGATGCAGTTAAAGGTGCTAAAGCAGCTAGAGGTAAATTTAAAAAATTAGATTTAGCAGTTCAAGATTTAAAAGATTTGGAAGCAGAAATGAGAACTTTAGCTAGAGACTATAGTAAAGCAAAAGGTGCTGATAAAGAAACTATACTAGCTCAATTAAAAGTTAAAACTAAAGACAAAAGAGATAAAGAAGCTTTAGTTGCTAAATTAGAAAAAGATGTCGTCTAAAGAAAGGATAATCTCCTATAGCATAATTGTTCTTTTACTAGGTACCCTAATTTATTTTGTATTTTTAGGGAATGAAAAGTATGTTGAGGATTACAACATTAAAATTGAAGCTTTAGAAGCTAAAGTTGATTCTCTACATAGCATAAATGATGATTTAGTATTTAAAATAGATACTTTAAATCAAGAGATTGTTAAATTAGACAAAGAAATTATAACACAAGATAAAAAGATTGTCACATTAAAAGTTAAAGTAAATGAAAAAGTTAATTCTGTTGATAATTTTAATGACAATGAGCTTGAGCAGTTTTTCACAGAGCGCTACAGACAGTACCTCGATTCAATTGCAAAAACCGATAGCTCGTCTAGTAATTAAAGACTTAATAACTGGTGATGGGGCTAAAGAAGAACTATCATTAGTAGAACAAAAAATTAAATTATTAGAAACTAAGATAGTTTTTAAGGATAGTGTTATATTAAATTTAAATGAAAGGGTTACAAATTTTGAGAGTATAATGAATACCCAAACAGACCAATTATCATTATCTAAACAATTATCAGATAGATTACAGGCAGACTTAAAAAAACAAAAAGTAAAGACTAAATTAACAACCGGAGCTGGAATTTTAGTTGCCGCGGGTATTTTAATACTAGCAAAATAATATGGCTGGAGATTTAAAGAAAGTAATAAGACAAGAATATCTAAAATGTGCAAAAGATCCTGTACATTTTATGAAAAAATACTGCTATATTCAGCACCCACAAAGAGGACGTATCCAGTTTAATTTATATCCATTCCAACAAAAAGTATTAAAATTATTTAGAGATAATCCTTATAGTATAGTACTAAAATCTAGACAGTTAGGTATATCAACATTAGGTGCTGGTTATTCTTTATGGTTAATGACTTTCCATAAAGATAAAAATATTTTATGTATTGCTACAAAGCAAGAAACAGCTAAAAACATGGTTACAAAGGTAAAATTCATGTATGAAAATTTACCTTCATGGCTTAAAATTGATGCAGCTGAAAACAACAAATTAAATTTACGACTTTCAAATGGATCCCAAATTAAAGCAACATCCGCAAGTAGTGATGCTGGTAGATCAGAAGCAGTATCTTTACTACTAATTGATGAGGCTGCTTTTATTGATAATATTGGAGAGATTTGGGCTTCAGCTCAACAAACACTAGCAACTGGAGGTGGTTGTATAGCATTAAGTACACCTTATGGTACTGGTAATTGGTTCCATCAAACATGGACTAGAGCCGAAGGAGGTGAAAATGAATTTTTACCTATTAAATTACCTTGGTTTGTACACCCTGATAGAGATGAGGCATGGAGAAAAAGACAAGATGAATTATTAGGTGATCCTAGAATGGCAGCTCAGGAATGTGATTGTGATTTTTCAACATCCGGTGACATTGTATTCTATCCTGAGTATATTGAATATTATGAAAAAACATATATAAAAGATCCATTGGAAAGAAGAGGAGCAGATCAAAATTTATGGGTTTGGGAATCACCTGATTATACTAGAGATTATATGGTAGTAGCTGATGTATCTAGAGGTGATGGTAAAGATTATTCTGCATGTCATGTAATTGATGTTGCAAACAATGTACAAGTAGCTGAATATAAAGGACAAATAGGTACTAAAGAATATGGTCATTTATTAGTAGGTTTAGCTACAGAATATAATGAAGCATTATTAGTAGTAGAAAATGCAAATATAGGATGGGCTACAATTCAGGTTTGTATTGATAGACAATATACAAATTTATATTATTCTCAAAAAACAGAATCCAACAATGTAAATTCATATTTTGATAAATATCAAGATACATCTAAAATGGTTCCTGGGTTTACAATGTCATCAAGAACTAGACCTATGGTTGTAGGTAAATTTCAAGAATATTTAAGCGATAAAGGTGTTACATTTCAATCTAAAAGATTAATAGAAGAAATGAAAACTTTTATTTGGAGAAACGGTAGACCAGAAGCACAATCAGGTTATAATGATGATTTAGTAATGGCTTTTGGGATAGCTATGTACATTAGAGACACAGCATTAAAATTTAGACAAAGAGGAATAGAAATAACGAAAAATTCGTTAAATAATATGTCAGTTAATAGAACACCATATCAAGGAAGTTATGGAGGAAAACAACAAGTACGTAATCCTTATAACATTGACACAGAACATGGTAAAGAAAACATTAATTGGCTCTTATAATTAATATTTATAACAATAACTATATACAAAATGGCTAATACAAGCATATTTTCAAGATTACAAAGATTATTTTCAACAGACGTTGTTATTAGAAACGTTGGTGGAAATCAAATAAAAACAATCGACTCAGGACATATTCAAGCAAGTGGAGAATATGCCACAAATTCATTAGTAGATAGATTTAATAGAGTTTATTCAACAGCACCTTCATCTTTATATGGTGCACAATTTAACCTTAATTATCAATACTTAAGAACACAATTATACTCAGAATATGATTTAATGGATACAGATGCAATTATTGCTTCTGCATTAGATATTATAGCTGATGAATCAACACTTAAAAATGATATGGGTGAAGTACTTCAAATTAGAAGTTCAAACGAAGACATACAAAAAATATTATATAACTTATTTTATGACGTATTAAATGTAGAATTTAATTTATGGATGTGGATACGTCAAATGTGTAAGTATGGTGATTTTTTCTTAAAAATGGAAATTGCCGAAAAATTTGGTGTTTATAATGTAATACCTTATACTGCTTATCATATTGAAAGAATGGAAGGGTTTAATCCTGATAACCCAGCTGAAGTAAAATATAGATGGAATCCAGATGGTTTTGCTGGTGGTTCTTACGGTTACTATAATGTGCCAAATATGAATAATAATCCTGATCAAGATACAGGAGGTATTACTTATGACAATTATGAAATGGCTCACTTTAGAATGGTAGGTGATGTTAATTTCCTCCCTTATGGTAGATCTTATATTGAACCAGCTAGAAAATTGTTTAAACAATATACATTAATGGAAGACGCGATGTTAATTCATAGAATTGCTCGTGCACCAGAAAAAAGAGTATTTTATGTAAATGTTGGTTCTATACCTCCAAATGAAATAGAAGCATTTATGCAGAAAACTATTTCAAACATGAAACGTACTCCTATGATGGATGAAAGAACTGGAGAATATAATTTAAAATATAACATGCAAAACATGTTAGAAGATTTCTATATACCAGTTAGAGGTAATGATAGTGCAACTAAAATAGATACTACCCCAGGTTTATCATATGATGGTATTCAAGATGTAGAATATTTAAGAGATAAATTATTTGCAGCACTTAAAATTCCTAAAGCATTTTTAGGATATGATGAAACAACAGAAGGTAAAGCAACATTAGCTGCTGAAGATATTAGATTCGCTCGTACAATTGATAGAATTCAAAGAATTGTACTATCAGAATTAAATAAAATAGCATTAGTTCATTTATATACTCAAGGTTATACAGATGAAACATTAACTAATTTCGAATTATCAATGACTACTCCGTCAATTATATTCGAACAAGAAAAAGTAGAACTACTTAAATCAAAATCAGAATTAGCAGGTTCATTATTAGAACAAGGATTAGTACCTTCAGATTGGATTTATCATAATGTTTATCACTTTAGTGAAGACCAATATGATGAATATAGAGATTTAGTTAGAGAAGATGCTAAACGTAAATTTAGAAATGAACAAATTGCTGCAGAAGGTAATGACCCAGTATCAACTGGTAAGTCATATGGTACACCTCATGATTTAGCTTCATTATATGGATTAGGTAGAACACAATCAGATCCAGCAAATGTGCCAGATGGTTATGCTAAAGATGATCCTAAATTAGGTCGTCCAGTAGATTCAATTAGTAGTAGAGGAAAACAAGATAATAATTTTGGAAAAGATCCTTTAGGTGTAAAACGAATGAAAGACACAGATAAAAATGATGGTGATGGAAGACCAGGTCTTAGAGA